GGCCATTTTCGGGCCATTAAAATTATTTTTTGAGAGGGGGGAGCAAAGAAATCTTGAAAAAAATCGTTGACGTTTTCAAGAATTTGGAGCATTGTTTAAAGCATGAAATCAAACAACACCACCCTAAACCAAAACGCGAACACAAACCACGACGACGGAGAAGCAATGTACAATACATACGGAGCCCACATTGATGATGACGAAACCAATAAGTACTACTGCTTACAGCGTATCAAGTATGGCTGGCTTGACGAGGACGACGAAGAGCTGATGCCTAAGCTACTCGGGCAGACGGAGTCAGAGGCAGATGCTAAATATTACATCTGCAGCAATAAAGAGGTTGTAAAAAGCCTCGTACGGCTAGCCCGTAGTGTCAAAGCGGACATGGACGCCATTTCCGAAAAAATGGATGCGGCTGTAGCCGCATACGAGGCTGGAGACTTAGAATTAACTATCGAGCTCCTAGAGGAAGCTCGGTATATGGAAACCGAGCACGGCGGAGATGATCCCAGCACCTCGGAACTGCGCCAATCGCTGTTAAGCGAATAATGATGACAGCTAAGGTTCCGAAGAATCACCCTCTTCGGAACCTACCACCATGAGCAACACATGAGCAACACCAATATGAAAAACAACGTTACCTTAAACGTTACCTACGAGGTAACTCTCCGAAACCCTTCTCAGACTCTCATCGAGAGCTCTGTTACGGAGCCCCTATATAAATGGGTCCGAACGTGCAGGTCATCTACCTGTTCCTGTTCTTACCATGACTCAGGGTATCTAGAGTGTATCCTGACTCTTCCAGAGGACACTCTGGTGGAACTGCACGGCGGAAACGCGGAACGCTATGCGACCACGTCTCTCTCGGTCGGCAGGGACCGAAAGATTACCCCTTGGGGCGATCTTGAAACGGCTCCCTTAAGGGAGTGGAAGGCCACTGCGGAAGGCCAGTGGATCGAGTACGGCAAGGGGCTCTTGGCCCTGGCCCGGTTGGCGCTCGGTGACGAAGCTCCCCCCACCCCCACTCCATTGGAGCAATTGGAGCAAATCATAGATCTCCGCTGCTGGATTCGGAGCTCTCCGCAGACCGAAGAGAATATCTCTTTTGCTGCTGTCTCTCCGGACATCTCAACATATGTTGAGAAATGCAAGGAAGCTGCTTCCGCAGCGCTGGCAGTGTTGGAGAAGCTGGAAGGCATTTCCAGGCCATTTCCAGGCCATTAAAAATTATTTTTTGAGAGGAGAAAGCAAAGAAATCTTAAAATTGGAGCATTATTCAAAGCATGAAATCAAACAACAACAACAACAACAACAACCGTAAAAACAACAAAAAAAAGATTGGCCGTACTGCAGCGACGGCTTCCCATCTCATCGAGCGCTGCAGCGCTCGACGGGTCGCGCTTTGCGAGTGGCAAGGAGAGTGGCTAAAAATCAAAGAGTCCGTATCGCTCGATGAGATAGAACGATACGGATTCAATCGGCACGAGCTCGCCGTCCTCACCGTATTCGAGGGGATCTGGGTACCATGAAACAACACCACCCCCACCGCCAAATCAACTCACTCCACAAACATATATGAAATTTCGTACTACCAGCAAGAAGCTATCAAAAGCCCTTCAACAGGCTATCTTCACCCGTAAACAGTCTAACCTCCCTATTCTAAACTTCGTGAAAATCGGATCTAATGAATATGTAAAAGGTCAACCTTATGTTGAGGGAATTACCCTAAGTTTCACAGATCTCGAGACTACGGTATCTATCCATGTACCTTGCGAAGTTATCGAGGCGGGAAGTATCTGCCTCCCCGCCATCGAGTTACTGAACTATCTAAAGCCTTTAGATACAACAGTCCGGTTCGAGGTGAATAACGAGCATATTGCTACGTTATTCACCTCCGATGAAAAGAGGCAGTTACTCGGATTGCCTGCGGAGGACTTCCCTATGATACATTTAGCCAAGGACCCTCTCTTCTCCATATCTGGGAAAGCCCTCTATGAGATGTTGAAATCAGTATCCTATGCGATGAGTGAAGATGCTACACGATTTTGGTTGAACGGAGTTTATTTCGAGACGGATAAGACCCATTTACGTGTAGTAGCAACGGCTGGTTGGAATTTAGCCGTTGCAGGTGACGATTTCTACCCTAAACCTCCCCGTATCTATGGATTCATCCTAAGGAGTCGGGCTGTTAAAGAACTAATCAAGGCATTAAAAACGTATCCAGGCGAGGTTAATATTCGCGAAAATGTTTCAGGCGACTTCTCTTTTGAATTAGGCGATTATACCCTATCATCTAAATCAGTAGACGGGAACTTCCCTAAATATCGAAAGGCAATTCCTGAAATCATTGAACATAAAGTGTTAGTCCCTGTACTACCCCTGTTACAGTTCGTGAAAGGCAATAAAGCCAAAAGCGTGGAATTGCGTTTTTCACATAATAAACTCACTCTGTTCTCTACAATGGCAGATGTCGGCTCTTCAGAGAAAGTGATCCACCTCCGATGCGCTGAAGAATTCACCAAAAAATTCAATCCTGCAAAGCTCCACGATCTTCTCTTAGCAATCACTGAAAAAGAAATCATTTTCGAGTTTGAAAAAGATGGCCCTTTGAAAGTGGTATCCAATGGCACACTCCACGTTTTAATGAATATGAGGACACAATGAATACGATAAAGAGATTAAAACATTTAATTTGGATGCATGAAAAATTCATTACAGACCGAGAGCAAGAGATATCGAAATTTCCAAAAGTCACACAACTTGACCATGAAACATTGCGGCAAAAAGTATGGCTTGAGGGTAAAGTCCACTCTTATAAGATTACGCTAGAGTTGCTCAATGGAGCGCTGTTAGAAGTACAAGAGGAAATCGCGGCAAGAAAGCCGAAACAGAAAAGCGACAAGAAACTATCTAAATGAAAATATCTCTCTTACTCTCCCCCTGGTTCTCCGCTACAGGGGACTTACATACGCTTCGCGTAGGTAAGTATCTCAAAGTGGAGAAAGTAACTACTAAACGGAAAAAGACAATTAAGAAAAGGACTACTAAATCATGAAAACTCATCCCGATAATGAACAGAAATCTAAATACACAATAACTTACAAGCTCCCCAAAGAAGGAGCTAAAGCTCAATTCGGTTTTTATTCCCCTCAAGATCTCGAATCATAATAAAAAATGAATCCTAAAGACTGGCTTACCGAACCACAAACACGCCGCTACCTAGCCCAGCTAGCCAACCTAATAGCGGACGGTGTCATGGCTGGACTTATCACTGCAGCACTCATGATCATTATCTACTACCTACTATCAACTACTTCGCCCTAAAGGGCGGAGTTTGAACGTGAACCTAAACCAGCGACATGCCTGATCTCAAACAGTTCCGATTCCATGAACTACTTCCCTATGATACCTCCAAAAATGACAACGCACGGTGGCCCTCGAAAGGGGGCAGGGCGGAAACCCACAGGCCGTAAGGCTATTACCGTACCCATAACTCTCCATACGGATCAATGGGATAAATTGAATGAAATAAGACAAACCTATAGCCCTGTTAAGAGTAAAAGCCATATGGTTGCTTTGCTGATTAACTCAGAATATGCGAGAAAATAATATGAATATCAATATCAAATCAATTTGCGGTCAAGTACTTTACTCTTCAGATAAACTCACACTTATTGAAGCTGTAATAGAAGCTATCAAAAGCGGTGCCGATCTCAGCGGTGCCGATCTCAGTGATGCCAATCTCAGAAGTGCCGATCTCAGTGGTGCCAATCTCAGAAGTGCCGATCTCAGCGGTGCCAATCTCAGCGGTGCCAATCTCAGCGGTGCCAATTTCAGAAGTGCCAATCTCAGAAGTGCCGATCTCAGAAGTGCCAATCTCAGAAGTGCCGATCTCAGTGGTGCCGATCTCAGCGGTGCCAATCTCAGCGGTGCCGATCTCAGCGGTGCCAATCTCAGCGGTGCCGATCTCAGAAATGCCGATCTCAGTGGTGCCGATCTCAGAAATGCCAATCTCAGTGGTGCCGATCTCAGAAATGCCAATCTCAGAAGTGCCGATCTCAGAAATGCCAATCTCAGCGGTGCCGATCTCAGAAATGCCAATCTCAGCGGTGCCACTCTCCTCAAGATATTAGCCCAAACACGTATAACCCCTGAAGAAGGTTCTTTCATTGCCTGGAAGAGACTCGAATTTGGGATCATCGCAAAACTGGAGATTCCTGTAGAGGCTAAACGAGTAGGTGGCCCTGTGGGGCGGAAATGCCGTGCATCTCACGCAACCGTGTTGGAACTGATATATCCAGAAGGGGACACTGCTAAACATGCAAGATCTATACATGATTCCACCTTCATCTACACAGTGGGGGCAAAATACCACATAACCAACTTCGAAGAAAATGCTTTTATCGAATGCGCCCCTGGTATTCATTTCTTCATGAGTCGTTACGAAGCGGAGCAATATAAATGAACACCTTACTAATCCTTTACGCCGTCGGTCTCCTGTTAGCTAACTTCATCACCATAATCCGATTAGATCGGTTGGAGAAAGGAGCGGAGGAAAACCGAATGCGAGTTAGGAAACTGGAGTGTCAATTAAGTATCGTGATTCAAGATACTGTCTGCAAAACGTAATTAACGTCAACATCCGAATCATCAGCCGGGGCCACATAAGGCTCTGGCTTTCTTTTGCGTTCCGGATTCGGCGTTACCGTGTCGGGGATTAAACCGCAAATAATGGCACAACAGAGATTCATTTTCGCACAGTCACGTAGATGATTAAGCTTACTAACTTGTTTCCAGTATTCAACCCACTTCCCGTTTTTCAACTGCCGTTCGGTTAGTATTTCCGCATTCATATGGTCGGCATACTTTGGGTGAGCCGTGGCCAATACGTGATAGATTGGTGGCTTGGCGGACCGAAGATCCTCCAGCAAAGGGTTGAGAGCGGGTTGGCAAATCTTCACGTACTTGGCCCGTGGGTTATCGTCACTGGCCCGAACCGTGCCGAGATATGGATCCCGATACTCCACGGCACTGAAGATGCGGTTGACCTTCAACCCGCCATTCAAAGTTACCGTGAAGTACAGACGGTCGGCGCCCCACATACCTCGCCAATTATTCCGAACAATCATTTGTGCCACTCGGTTAGGGTACCTGGCCATGTCAATGACCGTGCATTTTCCCTCGACTTTAAACTCTTTCTGCTTTTCCAACAACTCTTCCTCCGTCTCCAGTCTTCCGCACCAAAGCATGTAGCTATGCCGGGTCTTCCCATCCCAGGCCCGCACCTCGCCCCAGTAATGGTTCTCCTGTACGTCGATGCTGAACACGGGCACCCGACCCACCAAACTGACCGCGGCAGGGTCGTAATCTTCCATGAAAATCTCGGGCGCGTCTTCCAGTTTGCTAACATCCCAGGGCTCGGCGAGAAGGGAAGTGATGAAGATTTGACGCTTCTCCTTGTTCCCGCGGGATTGCAGCCACTTTACCGCGATAGCGCCGAAGGTAGTGTCCTTCCAGGGGGCGTACAAGGAATTAAGATGGTAAGAGCGAACACCCTTCATGGCCTTCGGGTTGTGGGGCACCCAACGACCTGCGAGGAGCATGGTCGGCTTATACCGATCGACTACTTTACCTTTACAGAGTTGGCATTCATAGTAGGCGCTCTCAGCCACCGCCGTCATATCCTCTACCTTCTCCGCCTCTTCCGACCAACGGACGCCGCCCGGTTGCCCTTTACCAAAGGTGAACTTAAGGAGGATCTCCTTCTTACAATGGGGGCAAGGGACATAGTAATGTCGCTGATCACCGGCGAGGAATTGACACCAGATCTGACCTTTAACCGTAGTGGGAGTGCTGGCTTTAACCCGCAAGGGGAAGGGGAAGGACTTGGTCCGTTCCTCCGCATTCTCTAACGCACCTGACTCCGCGTCATCCGACATCGGGAACTTATCCGTTTCATCCAAAAGGAGAAGGCCGGCAGGGATGCTGGCTAAGTTGGCAGGGGAGTTAGACCCAGCGAATTTGACAGTGGCCTTTTCAAAAAATTGTTCCGTGACCGTGTAGAGGTGGCGAGCGTTAGGCCCCTGGGGCTTCTGCGCTTTCACCGCCGGGCAGTCATCCACCAACACTTGCCACCGGTTGCGGGAAAAGGTTTTGCAGTTACCAATATTGGGCATCACCCAAAGGATGAAGACCGGGTCGTTTACCAGTCGGTACCCCACCCCGATCATGATCATCAAAGTCTTAGAAGTCTGAGTACCCCAACAGAAGGTACCATCGGTAGTTCCCCGATCGCGGAAAATCTCCAAAGGTTCGCGGACGTAAGGTGTCAGGTCTGTCTTGTACCTGCCCGGTGTGGCTCCCTGCCGACCGGAAAGGAAGATATTATCTTCCGCCCATTCATAAACCGCCCCCATCGCCCGCGGGCTGAGGGCTTCATCAAGACTCTTCAAACCAGCGCGAACCGCCGATCGGGGACTGGCCCCGATCTTCATTAACTTGATGTCTTGAATATACTGATAGAGGCTCATTTCATTTGTCTTCTTCCTCTTCTCTCAGAGTTTTCAACTTGCTATAAAGCTCCCTACCCTTATCTGTGATGAAACATCCCCGGGGAGAGGTACCGTAATCACATAGATCAGCACCACAAAGGAGGTATTGAATCAACTCTACGTGTTCAGGAGTTAAGTCAAACCGTTTGGCCAAGCCCGTGACAAACCTGTCTTCCCGATTGCCAATACAGAGATATTCCAAAATATTGAAAATGTTATCTGACACGGCGCTGTTGTACCCAAAAACAGGGAGGTATAACGCCTCACCCAGCACATCATCAGAATCACATCCGAGGCAACCTTCGTTGTCACAGTATTTGCAGGCACCTAACCGGTTCATTCTGGGCTCCTGATCGCCCGACGGCGTTGGTCCCGACGGCTCGGTGGTTTGGGCTCACTCAGTACGAAACCGCCGAGGTGGGGGTCATGCCGAATATCTGTCCGCACCCTGCCGACCCATTTCCTTCTCTCTACGGTCTTATCCGTCCGAACTCTGTAAACGTTCCCTTTATCTACTATGTATTTGTGTTGTACCATAAAATGTAAATCCCCTGCTGAAAGTTGAACAATGTTTCCCCCTTGAATAACTATGATGTCCCAATCGCCATATGCAATCATTCGAGACCCTGGATGTCTACCGAAAGGTGCGTTCATTTCTAGTTCTAACCGATAATACATATCGGGACTGAGGGCCAGGAACTTGGGCTTCAACCCATTTAGTCGGAGCTTATTGTTCCAATGTTCTATTTTTTAGAAGTTCCGCTCTTTTTCCTTGGAATATTTATTACCCCCTTGCCCGGGCTTTTTCGGCGGCTAAAGTGCCCGGAGAATTAATTTCGGCATCCATTCCAACCTCCATTCAAGTGATTTCCCTGGGGTGTGAAGCACAAAACATCCCGGCTTCCAACTGTAATGTTCCAACCCTGTACCCCCGTAATGTTCGTGAGGAAGTCCATTAATTACCTCACGTGGGAGGATACGGCAAGTAACTGGAGACTTATTTAACTCTCTGGCAAACCAAGATTCGCGCGTTTCAGATCCGCAGGAATCGTACGCCCAACGGAGAGAGGCATAACTGGGGCGTCCACTAAGTATCACCTGCATAGCATCTTGCTCATTTGCCTCCTGTCCCTTCCGGGCGGAGACGGCGCGGAGGAATTCATGGGTGGCTGAACAGTTGCGGAGGAGCCAACTGTCTGATTGGAGACCATGATGATCTACTGCGAAGTAGAAATCAAACTCACCTAAAACTGGCTTAAAATCTAAATTGGTAATTGCCACGTCCGTCCCCGTCCAGAAGAGATACTCCCTCTCCGGGATAGCTGACAGGGCTTCCAACCAAATCAGCGGGCGCATCCAACCGTCTGGGAACTCGCATTGGACAGCAGAACAGGTGAAACCGTGGCGGGCAGCGTACGCTACCTTCGTAGGATAGGTGATGTCGTTTAAGGGTATGTAGGCCTTGGAGTGAGCGGTGAATAGGTGGATCATAACCAACTCTCCGGTATCCAGTTCCAACACCTTTTACACTCCCAAGCACGGAGAGCGTAGTTCTTATTTTCTTCACGACAGAGGAGGCGGAGAACAGGCAAAGACCACTCACAAGTACATAAGGATAAGGGTTTCACAATTTCAAAGCC